TCTTATTTGTAAATGCCTCTTAAACCGTTCAGATTGCCTTCTGCTAGGACTTGACCCCTTAGCTATGTCCTAGGACCTAATTAAGCCGAAGTCCCAATACAAGCGAAATGGCCTTTTTGGGAATCCCGGCTCAGATAATTTAGCGGTTGTCAACCCCCAAAGCGCCAGGATGCGAACTTATTTTATTGGGCTATGCAAGCAAGCTCCTATTGTGCTATGGGGGCTTGCTCTTAATTGCGACTTGGGGCTTAGTTGTATTTCCCTTTACAACCAAGGGCCGAATATGCTACGGAGCGCCAGGATGCGAGCTAGCTCAAATCGGGTTATATCGTCAAGCCTCTATTTTTTGCTGGGGGCTTGGCCCTATTGGGGAATGGGGGACAGCTCCTAATCGGCCCTGGGGGCTTGCTCCTATTCGCTGCTCTGGCCCTGGCTCCTGGGGGACATGTGGGCTTGCCTGGATCCCTGGCCCTGGCTCAGCTCCCCCAGGAGCTTCCAGGCTTGCCCCCATGCTCGGCCCTGGCTCGGCCCTCCTGGGGGCTTCGGAGCTTGCCGCTATGCCTGGCTTGGGGCTTGGCTCAATTGAGGAATATAGGCAAGCCTTTAATTAATTATAGAAGCTTGCTTAGGGTTGGGTTCAATAGAATTTCGGAAGCCCTCAAGTTGATATCGGAAGTTGTTTTAGCAGTTGACCGTTAATTTAGGAAGTTTAACCGATCGCTGGCGAACCTGAAAAATGGTGCTGCTATAAGACGCTGGGCTTCTCTGTTGTGGTGAATTTTGTGGGTGCTATAAATTTTTTGCATTTCGTCTTGAGTGCCTGTGTTATATCGAGCGTTGCATAAGACTAGGATAGAACTTTGGCTGTATGCGTAAAGTGGCCGGGGACTTAAGAAGTTCGAAATTTGTGTTGAATTAGGGGGGAGTGTGTTGTACTATTGCATAAGGTCTTGAAGATCCGGGGATAGGACCCCCGGGGCTGACCATACCCCTGGGGCGATTTCGGGGGTTCTTAACTAAGGAGAAGGAGCGTAAGTAATGGACGATCTACTAAAGGAAGAGGATCCTGATATCAGCTTGAGCGGTCTTGTGGTCAGTTGTAGGCCCGGGAGGGGGATAGACAGGGCGAGGGAACAGGCGATAGGGCTCTGTCTGTTGAAGGGTATGGACGTGATCTACAGAGCGGGAGAAGCAGAACAGATGATCAGTTACACGGAACTGGTTTCGGTATTGAATGCTCAGGGACAGTTGTTCATCGGGAGTTGAGATATGGAGTTGGTCACAAGAGAGCCGACTAGGGACAGGCCCTGGGTTGATACGGGTGTGTTCGTAAGAGCAAAGCAGTGGGACACGGGTCGATGGGAGAGTGTGGATATTGGATGTTTGACGGACGAGAGTTTTGAGAGATGGGTGCGGGAGAGGAGTTCGGAGAGCAATAGCTTTGCGCCGGACCTTTGTTCTGTCTTGTGGAAATGTTTGATTGAGAGAGGATGATGGACACCTTTCTGGCTTGCACTGCTGCTGTGCTATGTTTCTTTGCGGGAATGATGTCCTGCTTCCACGGGTACAAGAACGAGCAGGATGAGTTTTTGGGGGTGGTTGCTCAAATTGAAAGACCTAGGAGAAGGATGTATCAGTTGCAAATAGCGGCTGTGATTCTTCTTGTGATATCGGCGGTGATCGAATGAAAAGCGTTTGGATCTTAATGGTTGGAGAGTATTCGGACACTTCCTTTTGTGGTGCGTTCTCTTCTAGGGAGAACGCGGAGAAATACTTTAAGGAGTTTGAAGGGGGGAGAGAAGACGGGGATATCTTCGAGAGTGAGATAGATCCTTTGGTGGGGCACTTGATGGCGGGGAAGAAGCGGTATCAAGTAAATATGAGGAAGGACGGAAACGGGTCTGTTCACGAAGTAAGTGGGGGAGGTGACAATCCTTTTGATACGGGAGTGTTTCTGAATGATAGGGGGATCAAGGCTGGACCTAATGATACGGAGCGTGTGTTTGTTATCACTGTTTGGGCGAAAGACAAGAGACATGCAGCGAAGATCGTAAACGAGAAACGAACACAGATGATTGCTTCGGGAGAATGGTGATGGCAACCGCTAGAAGAATCAGTGTTGAAAATCGAAGAAAGGTAGAACAGCTAGAGCTAGGAGACTGGTTCTTCTTCGATGGAAGACACTACTGCGTAACTGTCATGGAAGCGGGGATTGATTCAACGGAGCCGTTGAATGGAATCGAGTGTTTCTGTTTTGAGACGGCAAATGTGATCTTGCTCGCAAGCGCAACCGTTGTTGATCCGATTAGCGAAGTTGAACTGCTTCCTTTGTTTGGGAGGAAGACGTGATGGAAAGCAAGATGCCTTTTGAAGTTAGGCAGCCGGTTCTAAAGTCGGGGAGTACCACGAAAGGAATTGTAGGCAGACTCGTATTGGTTACTCCTGACGAGGGAGATGACGAAAGACTGTGCGTCGAGCTTACGAGTCCGTTTGGGGAAGTCGACTACTTCCCTCTTCAAGGGACTCCTACTTGGCTTCAGTTGGACGGACACTTCAGAGTAGAAGGGTGGAAACGATGAAGGTTGAATTTGATGTTCCTATTCATTGCTTGAGTGAAATCGTGCTCACTTACAACGAGGCGAGCGAGGGACGTATTGAAGACTTCGTTCAAACAGCGGCGCGTGTTGGCTTGGATGCCAAGTGCGACGTAAAGGTGGTAGGAATCGATTTCACTTACGAGATCTGTTACAGTGATCTTATGAGCTTTCTGGAAAGGTGCAAGACACAATGATTGTCGGAGTAGCTATCAAGCATAAAGGTCTGGAAGTTGCCTGAGCCGAATAGATATCATCATGTCTTGTATCGGATAGGCGAATTAAGAAAGTAGTGGAGCCGACATGAGAGCAACAACCAAAGCACAGTTCCGGCTTATCGGGCAAGTCGTAACCATAAACAGTGTCCTGAACCGAGTTCTCCTGGAACACGGTAAGAAGGTTTGGGAACCGAGAGAAGTGGAGCCTTACACGGCGATCATTACCGGCTTCGGTTTTAAAGCGAATGGGGTAGCTGATCGAGATCCTGAGTGTGGTCCTATTTGGACAACACAGAAACATGTCCCCTGCGTCTTTGTTCGACGGTGGCCAACAAGTAGGGAGGTTGCAATTCCTGAAGGGGGATACACAAGAACGGGTGTTTCTGTTGAAGAAGCGATCAAGACGGGAAGGATCAAGTATTCTTCAGAGGGTCGGAGGATTGATGGAGAGCGCCAGAAGGAAACTATGCAGGAAAGCCCCGAATACTTTCCGAGAGAGAAAAACGGGCGTCTTGCCAAACTAGAAACCTGTGGTGATCTAGGATGTGGACGTGTCATACCTTCAAATCAAACTCTCTGCTCCTACCATAGGAATTTGTGACGGCAAAAATTCACCCGAGACAGCTGCCAACAGCACAAGCCAAGTCCAAGCTTGGACTCTTTATTTCTGAGCTTGCTCAAACTTATGACCTGACTTCGGTTGAGTTGTTGATGATGCTCAACGAACAGGCGGCAACATGTCACAAGTACATGCTTCGAATGGAGAGGCACGGAAGGACCGACAGGGCTTCTGGTCTGGCCTACGAAGGAGACTGACATGAGAGGCTGTAACGCTCACGGAGTGATTGGTTGCACTTCCTGTCCTGCACCGACGATTGACAAGGGAACGAAAGTCCTGAACATGCAGGAAGCTCACAGAGCGGCTGAGACAGCGAAAGAAAGGGAAGGGCCGGTTGGTAACCTTGCTCGCTGTTTCTTGTTTATGGAGGAGAAACAAACATACGAGCACAAAACTACTTCAGCGGATCGCTAGAGTTCACAGAGATCTCAGTGAGGTGAGAATAGATCCCGAACCTTAAAATTTACTTTCTATTTCGTCTTGAAAAAATCACCTTTTTGGTGTAGTCTACAACATGCACTTTCTTATCTACAGACAGGCAGATGGCAAGTTTACGTTCGGCTACGGTAGGAACGTGGAAGACTTGCGCAACATGGTTGCTCCTGGCTGCCAGTTCCACTTCTCTTCTATGCCCAACAACATTATGAGGATGCCTACAAACTCGGCCATCCTGGTTAGGGGCAGACCTGTAGACGTAAACGGAAACCCGTCGGAAGCTGTTCTGGTTAGGGGAACTCGCGTCACGCAACCTAAGAAGAGACGGAGACGAAAGAAGAAGGAATTCGATCCTAACTCGATAACCGGGTTGGAAGAAGAACTAGCTGAAATAGAGGCAATCATTGGCTGAAGAAAAAGTCTGGCACATACAAGCCCATTTCGGGATACATATTCAACACGTTGATCCTAGGGAGCACCCGCGCTTCATCGGCAACGCGAACGAAGACGGTTCTATCACTCCCCACTGTGTTGAGCATCACAATGTGGTAGCCTCTGGCCATGACGAGAATGGGGAATGGTGGTGTAATCAGCACGGCAAAACTCTAACCGTACCGGAGGGCTACGAATGACTATCACTGTTGCAATCAACTGTGGAAAGTGTTCTGCTTCAGTTAAGGGCGAAATGGTATTTCCTGAAGGGTGGACATTTCAAAGTGCTGCTCTCGAAGGGTTGAGGATCGACAAACCTCGATGCCCTGACTGTAAGGAAGAGAAGATGACTTTCAGGAGGGAAGCAAAAAGTGGAAACTGAGCACCGCCGAGAAATAATCGGAGCCGACCCGAAAGAAGTCTCCGAAGTTCTTCGGGAGAAGATGGCGGATACTTTCAAAGCGAACCTGTCAAGCGGGTTTGAAGCTCATGCTTTGACCGTTCTCTCCGCTGTCATGCAAGCTTTCAGCAAAACAGTTCCGGCGCAACTGATTGAAGAAGGTGCTTTGGGAAAGGAGGGGGACACCGATTTGATGGTGGCTATCCTGGGAGCTATGTCCAGCACTAAGTTTCGTTTGGAGGTGTTGAGCATCCTGGGGTACTCAGGAGAGAGGGCTACTTACTCTAAGGAAACTAGGGGATGATTTGGCTGCTGGTCTTAGTCTGTTGGGCTTTGATCAGTATACCGGCAATGATCTTTGTCGGGAACGTTTGCGCTCTTGGCGAATCGGAAGAAGAATGGATAAGGAAGAGTTTGAGAGCTTGAGAAAGGGGGATTACATCAAACATGAGCTTGAAAGATCGTCCTGCGTGGCGGTGGCCGTTGTTCAGGCTGGCGTGAACCGGCAAGTTGTTGTACAACAAACACATGTGGTTACCCGACCCGAAGAGTGGGAGCTTTGTCGCAAGGCCAATTACAAATAGGCACGGAAGTTGCTATTCCTTATATAGGGGGTTGTCCGATGGACCCAATGGATATGCTCGACATGACGGCTGCCGACTTCCTAGCTGAGGCTGCGGGGGGAGGGGTTGACGGGCTGATAGAAGCGATTGACAGTCTTGAAGAAAGGATGCCGGAAAAGGGAGCCGACTTTTACGAAGGCGTTTCTGAAACTTTGAAGGGCATTGCTTCAACAGCGGCTCGCGGTAGATCTTGGACGGACAGGCAAGAGTTAGCGGTAGAGAACATTCTTATCGGACTCAACCAATGGATTGATCGATGACGTGTCCTTACTGCCAATCAGAGGTGAAGTTTTACAAGGACTCCATTCTTGTCTATGGCAGGGACTACGGCGCTCTTTACGTGTGCAGCCGGTATCCGCGCTGTGATGCCTATGTGGGGGTCCACAGGGGCACAACCAAGCCGAAGGGCAGACTGGCCAACAAAGAGCTTCGGGAGTGGAAGAAGAAAGCTCACGCTGCCTTCGATCCAATCTGGCAGAGAGGTCGAATGAGGAGGGGACGGGCTTACGAACTGCTTGCCGAGAAATTGGGTATACCGAAGAAAGAAGACCATATCGGCATGTTCGACGTGGCTATGTGTAAGAGAACGGTGGAAATCTTCTTACTTAGGAAACACTGATGCGTTACGCAATCGCTCTCTCAGCCGTCCTGATTTTAGCGCCCGTCTCATATTCTGGAGGCCCGATGCAGCAGGAGCCTCAACAACAGATCAGGCGGGAACCACAGCCGACGTTTGTAGACAAACTCACAGACAGGGCAGAAGCTGTAACAGCTCTCACTGTCGCTGTTGGTTCTATTCTGGCCTTGCTCGAAAGACGCAGACGGAGGAATAAGGATTGAACGCTTGCAAGTTGGTAGTGACGCTTCAGAAAGAGGGATGGATGCTTGTGAAGACTATCCCTTGTTCTTGTCCTCCTGAGCAAGTAAAGGATCTGTTGAAGAAAAGTAAGGAAGCTTTGGAAGACGAAGACATATCGTTGCCTGTCGTCGGTGGTGGCGAAGCGGGCTTCTATGCAGGAGAGCTTATATTTTGGGAGGTGCGTCCTTACTTGAATGACGCAGCTTTCGATGATGCAGAAGTTGAGACTACGGTCGTAACTGCCTGGGGTGAAACCGGAGAGCTTGAGGATTAGTCTTGGCGCAGCACTTCAAGCACATTACGTATGTTTACAGCAACTCCGACTTGCAAGCGGTTTCGCTCTCGCTTCATTGTTACTGCGGAGAATCTGTGGAACTACACTTCCCAGACGACGGAGACAACTTCTCTGAGAACCGTTGTATTTGCGGAGAGGTGTACGCGGCATGCTTCAATATAGCCCCGACGGAGAAATACGGAGGCCCAAATGGTGAGGTTGTACGGGGATCAGATACTGAGGGCGACAAGCTCTCCAGTGACTTCCGCAGAGAAGACGGAAATGTTGCTGAGACACCTGTCAGCGGAAAGACGACTGAAAACGGTGTGTGCTCCAGAGATAGGAATCTTGGAAAGAGTTCTTCTGCTCAACAGCTGGCATGACGGAACCGGCTCAGTTGGGGAACAGACGCTTATAGTCAACCCTGTAGTGAGAGAGACTTGGGGTGAGAGCACTTCTAGGGAAAGATGCCCCTGCCTGCCCGATCAGTCGGTGCAAATCAAAAGACCTTGGCGCTGCAAGGTAAGCTATTTCGACTCTGAAATGGTCTGTCGCATCAAAACTTTTCAAGGATGGAAGGCGAGGGCCATTTTTCACGCATTAGACCATTTTAAGGGCGTTTTGATCTCTGACCACCTTTCTAGGTCAAGTAGGTCAAAAATACAGCCGTTTTATGGGTATAGGCCACGAAAAGGGGCAGGAAATGGATGATTTTGTTGTCGATCTGAGCAAAATTAAGACTCAGAGGCAAAGAATGGAAGAAGAAGGTAAGAAAAAGAGACGCAAACAGATAAGAAACAGGGCAAAAACAGACGAGAAACGAGTGGGGAAATTCTTCAATGCTCGCAGAACGCCTCTTTCCGGTGGTAATTCTGGTCATACTCGTTCCGACACTTTGCATGATTCACTGTTTATCGAGATCAAAGGCAGTGAAAACATGCGACTTTTCAAGCGATATATCGAAGAAAGAGATCGTTTGAAGAAAGAAGGCAAGTGCCCGATACTTGTCTTGACAGAAGAGCTTCTGGGGGAGGCTCTTTTCTGTGTCTGGAGCTACGATTTGATGCGAACCGATCTCCAGGCTGTCTCCATTCAAAGAAAACCAATGTGGGTGTGGAGTCTTTATCGGGATACGGAAGAGAAAGCGATAGTCGAAGCCAAGGCGCAGGAGAGAGATAGAATCCCTGTCATCGGTATTTGCATGAAGAACCAAAGAGGGTTCCTTCTCGCCTTCCGACCCGAGCACCGTGATCGTATCATCCAGGAGAAGAAACTTGCAGACGAAATGGTACGAGCGGAGAACGCTGCTCAGCAAACTGAGGCTGGCGAGGACAGTCAATCAAGCTCTGACTAGGTTGGGAATGTCCCAGAAAGACCTGGTGGACGTTTCCGGCTTGTCCAGGAGTGTGGTGACAGGTCTGTGCAACGGAAGGGGCAACCCAAAACTAGAGACGGTCGTTGCTGTAGCGGAAGGGCTTCAGCTCGATCCTTCTGCTTTGATCAAAGAGTACCACAGCAGGAGCGTTTTGATTGGCCCTCGATATCCTGAGAACACTGTTTACGGTAGGGGCGCGTCCATTATGGATCTTCTGCCTCCTGTTCCTGAAAGACAGTTCAATATCTTCAGGGTGTTGATCAACAAGGGATATGACACTGCTCCTAAGATGATGGAGCAGGGATCAGATGTCACTGTGCTTCTTCTTGAAGGCAAATTGCTTCTTACGACTGAGGGGGGTGAGTTGCTTGTAGATGGAGTTGCTTACATAAAGGCCGGAACTGTTTACTCTGTGAAGGGAGTAACCGAATCTGAGTCTGTTTGGACGGTGGCAGGTAAACTTACAGGGCCACTGCTGTGGCTCTAGAGGCTGTATCTGTTCGTCCTGAGATCAAAACAGAGAAGATAGTGATAAACGGACCTGAAGCACTAATAGGCGAAGAAGGTCGATCTTCTCTTCTAGTGTTTGCCGCCACTTCGTTTCGAGAAGAAGCGGCGTTGATACAGGTAACTATAGAACACTCGCCAAACTGGATGGTTTGGTACGGATCTCAATTGATGTCTGTTGAAAGAGAGATCTCACACAGCAACATACTGAAGACGAGTTTCTACCTCCCCCCATTTACTGCGAAGATCTTTCCTTTTTGGGTCAAGTTTCCGAATCCTTTGCAAGGACTTGCAGCTATAAAGATAAGGTTTGAAGATGCGACTTGAACACGTTTCCGTCCCAGCTTCTTCCTGGGAGTCGGGGCACAACGCTTTCCTAGCACTGCCTGAAACAACTAAGGAGGTGCTGACCGATCCAGTCATTGAGATGAAGATTTTCCTGCTAACTGTTTGCGGCAAAAGCCCTTACACGCTTAGCCAGATCTTCCTTGAGGACACGGAGTGGATCAGGAACAGATTGTTGCATGTTGCCCCTAACCTCTTTTCAGAGTATGTTTTACTTACGGTCACAGGTGCTGTATTCTACATGGCGGCGGTTGAGGTCTACCCGGCAGACGAACTGAGACGTTATTTTGGTGGAAACAAGTAGATACGTAGACGGTCTGAAGAAAGCCTATAAGGGCAAACTAGGTAGGGAGGAAATAAGAAGTCTCCTGATCCGTGCTCGTATGGGTGAAGTAGAGGCCAGAAACCGTCTACTTAATTTCTACTACCCAACAATTATCGCCATGTGCGTAAGAAGACGCAAGAAAGATGACAGGGCGTCTTTAGATGTAATGATTAGTTCATGTGTTGATAGAGTGCTTGAGTGTTTTGTGAAGATTCGGCCCATAGATGTTGATGACCCTAGAAGTGCGGTATTCAGTTATGTAATCAGGACGATTCAAACCGCGTTGCACGTAGAGACTGTTCCAGGATCCATACAATCAAAGACTATTTCTACTGATGCCTTTCACGAACACGATCAGGAAGGAACACTTCCACCTAAATTTCGTTTGGCACTGTTTTCTGCTACCTCTCATTCTGTGTTTCCAGTAATGCAAATCGAAGCAGACTCGTCTAATGGAGTTGCCGATGACGTTCTGAATACACAGATACTAGCCAGTTGTTTCAAAGAACTCCCGTTGCAATACCGAACTGTGTTGGCTCGTTGGATGGGCCTATTCGGTGAGGACGCCGTCTCTCTGGAAGAGATTGGTGTTTCGATGGGGTTTAGCACGTCCAAAGCCTACAACGTGAAGAGGGCCGCAATATGCGAGCTGAAGAGACTGTGTCAGGAGCGCTTGAACGAGATAGTGACGGAAGGAAAGTTGTCCCCCTTGAGCAGGAATTTGTAGGGTACGCCACAGAAAGACCGCAACAGGAGCTTCGAGTTCTAAAGACTCCGAAAGAGGTGGGTGAGAAGTACTCACACATGGAGTCAGAGCTTATCTATCCTGCCGATAACGTAGACAGATGGCAAATCAAGCTGGGAGACACCGATCTTGCTTTGTGTCGTGTAGACATCGTTGATGAAGTCATGGGGCTCTATCGGATCTCCTCATTTGAACTCAGTGACTGGGACGAGATACGCGCTGCTGCTGTGAAGGTTGGCTATCTGAACGTGATCAGAAGTTACTTCAACAATAGAAGAGCAAGACGCTTTGAACACTTCATCCGCTGTGATAGAGTGGAAATGCGAGAAGACCTGGAAGATTTGGGCTTCGAGCACGAAGGGACTTTGAGAAAACTTCTCATCCACGAGGGAAAGGTCTACGACGTGGAGTTGCTTTCCATTTTGGGTGATGAGATTCACAATGCGACTGCAAAAGCTGTCGCTGAACTTCAAGAGCTTGCAGGAGCAAACAATGGAAGCGACTGAGCTAGTTGGAAAGGGTCCGTTTGGCGGACAAATTTTTCCTTTGGATACAATGGAAGACGATCTTGAGGAAATGTTCGCTCTTCCAGAAGTCCAGTCCGAGTGGGGCAAGTTCAAAGTGATTCGTCACAAGACCGAAGAGCTTTGGGTTGTTGAAGAGGGGCAGGAATATAGATGTCTTGCCAGAATCGAAACTGGTATGAGAGACATCATTGATTCCAATATCCGAGGGCTGCTCCGAAACACTAGACTCCCTTACACGAAGAAGATTCGCCCTTACTTCGTTGTGGAGCCCGATGGACGTTGATCTGCTTTTGGTCGATACGGGAGTGATGGGTAGGGGTGTGTACGAACATCGTTACCCGCGCTCCTTTATGCCTAGAGCTTTGAATGTTATCTGGAACTTGCTGACAGTGTTCCCGATGGCGAAAAGAACAGTGTTTCTTTGGGACTCTGATTGGAGTTGGCGAAGTACGATAGTCAAGGAATCAGCACCTTTCCTCGTATCTTTGTGTAGAGGCAATGAAACCAAGTACGACACGTTAATAGATGCCGGTCACATGATCGGGGATTGCGGTTTTGAGCAAGCCTCTATGAGCGGGCTGGAAAGAACAGATGTAGCGGCAACACTGTGCAACTCCAATCCAGACGCAAAGGTGTTGATTTACTCTGCTGATAACAGAATGCTGCCTCTAGTAGAAGAAGACAGGGTTTGGGTGTTCGACCCTATTGACGTAAGAGACTTCAGCAGATACAGGATAAGAGGGTCTGATTACGTAGCGGCGCAATTTGGTGTGCATCCTGCCCTGCTCCCAGACATTCTCGCTCTTACGTCTAATGCTGCGATAAAGAAAGTTCGCGGCCTATCTTCCGTGTCAGCAATCAAGACAGTGAGATCTCTCGGCCCTATCAGAACGTGGCCAGCTGCTTTGGATTCAAACACGTTGATCGACACAGCTAAGTTGGGAAGAAGGCTAGCAAAGAGATTCAAAGACTACGTCTTTCAGAACTATGACGCCTTGACGACAGCTGTCGATTTCCACCGCCCGGACGGTGTCTCTTACTCAGAGTCTGATCTTGATTTTTATCTTCCGAAAAATACGAGACAGGCTCTATACGTAAATGCAGTCAAGCACAAGATGGACAGGTTTCTGTCGAGCTTGGTTATAAGGGAGTTCGTAGATGCCTGTTAATAGAAGATTTGCTGACGCGCTGAACAAGGCAGCGAGAAGTAGTATTGAGGCTAGAGCAGGAACGGGCTCCAAGTACGAATATCCTGGTTGTCTCGATTATGGCCCGGAAGAGGCAGCAAAGTTTCGCGAGTATTTCGACGGTGATATCGAGAGATTGTTGGATGATGACTATTTCTTAGGGCATGTGTTGTATGACAAGGCAGCGAGAAAATCCAAGCTGTGGAAACCGGTAAAACAAGACATTCTCGACCTGTTCGTATTGAAGAGAACGCAACCTATCAACTTTGCTGTTTGGATTGCTGGTATCGGTGCTGGCAAATCCAGAACACAGTCTGTTGTCACCTGGCTTCAATGGTTTGATATGACGACACTGGCCGCTGGCGGGCCGGTCGAATATTACGATGTTGTTCCTGGTTCCTATACAGCGATGCTTTGTATGTCCAGGACGGAGGGACAGGCTAGAAAGATCACTTTTGACTACGCTTGGCCTTTCTTTGAATGCCCTTTTAATAGAGAGTATTTCCCGCCCGACAGTAAGATCAAGAGTGAGATTAGAATAGAAAGAAATCACACTATCATCTTCCCTGGCACAGCCAACGCGATGTCTGCTCTTGGCTACAACTGTTTCGGGGGAACGATAGATGAAGCTAACTTCCTGGAAGTTACAGAGAAGTCGGCGAAATCAGATCAAGGAGAAGACTTCGACGCTGCTGAGGCTATCTACAATGCTATCTGGCAACGTATGACTTCTCGTTTCCAAGAGCCTAACGGGCGAGTTAGAGGGTTGATTACTATGATCTCTTCTACTCGTTACGCTGACGATTTCCTTGAGAGACAGGCGAAGCTCGGCAAGGATCCGACGACAGGTCAGACGATCTTCGTGCGCAGGCGAGATTTGTGGGATGCGAAGCCACATGCTGTTGGAAATAAGGGGTGGAAGTATTATGATACAGAGAGCCTAGAAATCCTCAGCGATGACGATCCCCGGATCATCCAATTCCTGGAAGCTGAAGCCAGAGGGGAACTTAACGAGTATGGCGGGTTTGAAGCCACGGCGGCGTAGGACGGTCGAGAAGGACATAGACACTCACGATACCAACGTGGCCTTAGTCTCTGTTCCCAGTATCGAGCGTGATGACGTTACAGGTCTGTTCTTTCTCCTCGATGAAGACGGGGCGAGAGTCAGGCCCGTTTGTGCTTCTGCCAAAGCCAATTCTGTTATTGGTGACGTTTGCACAAGAAATGCAGGAGAAGGAACGAATCATCCTGGGGAAGGTCGGTGTGTTGCTCATGGTGGCGCTGGAGAAGTAAAGGGCAACCACTATCTTGAGTTGATCGATCTTAACGGAAACTCTGACTTCAACAAGTTGCAGAAAGACGTTGAAAGAGTCGGAGATAGTATTTACAAGCACGATTCTGAAATTCAGCTTCTTACAATCATCATTTCTATGATGGTGAAAGAAGAGCTTGAAAACACCAACGTTGTGATAACATCTAACGGTGCTCCTCCACCTGCCAGGTTTGGAAAGAGTTTTGTTGATAAGCTCTCCAGGCTCACTAGTAATGTGACGATTGCGAAAAGAGAAAGAGCCAAAGAAGAGAGCAAGCTGACAATCGATTTCAAGCAACTGCAACAGTTTGTTGATCGCATCTTCCAAATCGTGGAAGATACGGTCAGTGCCTCTCAAGCGCAAAAGATCAACCGCCGCATTATGACGGAGGTTATCGGGGCTGTGGACGCGACGACTAACTAGGAGACAGAAATGCCCGATCCCAAGCGCTATTGCGAAGTTTGCGAGAGCCCTTACAAGAAACGACAGAGCGGCGCATACACTTGTTCTTGTCCCCCGAGACAGGAACAAATTGTGGAGACGGTTCCTTTCCGTCGTGCCAGCAAGGAGAATGAGAAGAAGGTATGATCAAACGCTTCCCTGCGATAATGGAGGGTGAGTACTTAAAAGACCCGGACTTGTTTGTAAAGAACAAGACCTGTCTTCCTAGGGAAAGTCTGCACCCCCTTATCCGAAGATTCCATATGGTGCAACACGTATGGGATAAGGGAAGAGAAAATCCGTTTGATGACAAAAAAGTCGTTTTCGCAGACGACTTCATGTGTACCGATCCTTGGGCTAGATACCTGCACATTGACCTTGCTGTGAAGCATGACAAAGCGGGTATCGCCATGTCTCATATTCCCAGATTTATCGACAGGGTTGTAAAAAGCGGGAAACCTGACGTTCCGAACAAAACAGAGCATGTCCCTTACGTAGTGACAGATTTTTGTGGGGGGATAAGGGCTCAGCATGGATCAGAGATCGACTTCCAAGGCATTAGAGATCTGGTCATCGAACTCACGAACAAGAGAGGCTTTAATATTAGGCTGATCACGTTCGACCAATTCCAGTCTGTTGACATGACACAGCAATTAAGAAACATGGGCTTTATTGTCGCTAGACTGTCGATGGATAGCACCACTTCTTATGCTCGTGTGGACTTTGACAGAGACGACGGATACAAACCTGTCTCTACGGAAGGACAGAAGGCAGCCCCCTTTACTGCTATCAGGGAGTTGATCTACGAAAGACGTTGGTCCTGTCCTTTCCATCCTGATCTGATCAAGGAAATGCGTAAATCAGAGAAGGACGAAATAACCGGTAAGGTGCAACCTGCTGTTAGAGCAAGAGACGATATTTGGCAGGCTGTGGCTGGATCCGTCTTCAATGCTGTGAATAACGAGGATTGGGCTCCGGTTGAGCACCAAGAAGAGCCTGATTCTGCTTTTGAAGACGGCGAATACTACGGAGATTTAACCAGTACCGTTACAACAGACGGTTATCTGGATGAAGGTTCAGTGCTGGAAAGCAACGATTACTTGGGGAACATAGTATGAGTGCGCAAGCCCCTGTGAGCAGCAACGGAGAACTGGAACAGAAAGTTCTGAAGCCTGTTCCTATCGAAGATCTTATCAAGTCGGGTCTTGTCAATGAGGCAGATCTGAGCAAGCTTGTAGATCAAAAAGTAACAGCTGCCATGATCGATTTCCGGCTGGAACTCGGAGAACTGGAGCAAGGTTCCAAAGTCGAGTTCGCTTGGGAAGAGACAGACCATTATCTCTACAGAAGGCGCAAAACAGAAAGTTCCGGTAAGACGGCAAATTTGGAAGAAATTGCAAACGCCATCGGCGCTTCTGTGTCTACTGTTGAGGCTGCTGGTATCAATGCCGAGGATCTTGCAGAAGACGTTGTTAGAGATCTGAAGCCTTGGCGCAAGCTCAAGGAAGTCTCTGAAGCTCAGCAAGTTTTCAACTCTGCAACCAGAACGTTGAATCTTGGGGAATTGCGTCTCTATCAAGATGCTGCTGTCCACAAGAGACATCGCGACCCGCACGCTGCAAGTATCGTCAAGAATACGGCCAACTACGTAATCGGTCGAGGTCTTGTTATCAAGTGCGCTCACCCTGTTCCGCAGGCGCATATTGCCAAGTTCAACGAAGATAACGACATGGCAATCGAAGCCCGAAACATGGTTGCTGATTGCTACACTGAAGGCGAACTGTTCAACGCTCTCTTTGCTAGCACTAGAACTGGCAGGGTAAGACGTAGAAGTGTTCCTACTAGAGAAGTTGTCGAAATCGAGTGCCATCCTGAAGATGCAACGGTTCCTGTTGCTTACAAGAGGATGCGCAACTTGTTCGGTCCTAGGCCCAGTGCTGAGTTTGAGTGGTGGGCCGACATTGGCTACGAAGCCCAGAAGGATGACGAACTAGACGGGGTCACTTCCGATCACGACAATGAGTTGTCGGAAGTGGAAACGATTCTACATATGAAGTACGGCTCCGATCTTCGTGGCCGTCTTCCTATGGAGCCAATTCTTAAATGGCTTCAGATCTATGAAGGGTGGATTACTGATAGAGCCAGACTGAATCACGAAAGAAGTAAGGTTCTTTTCATCAAGAAGATCAAGAACCGTTCTGGGGAAACTATCGCCAGATACCAGCGTCCTCCCAAGGGCGGTGTCACTCTGATTGCAACAGAAAATCTAGAGTGGGACATTCTTGAGTCGAAGATTCAGGCTGGTGACGCAAAAGACGACGGTCTTTCTCTTCTCTACATGATCGGTTCTGGGGTTTGCTACCCGATTCATATCTTGGATCAGAGAGCAGATCAAGAGGTGTACGCTTCCATCAAGAAAGCAGAGACACCTTTCTCAAACATGATTGCTGCTGAGCAGGAATTCTACCGGTTCTACTTCACGAAGATGTACCGGTGGGTCCTCAAGATGGGAGTGAAATACGGGAAGCTTCCTAAGAAAGTCAAGGTTCGTCGCTTCACTACAGAGATTGAAAGCGAAGCGATGGAACGACTTTTGGAGGGAGTCAGAAAGGTTGGCTACTCCAAGGCTCTGAAGGAAGTCGTTGACGATTTCTTGGGTGATCCTGATATCGTGGATCAGATGAAGGAAGTTTCTATTCCTACTGAGGAAGTGGAAATCAATTTCATCTTTCCTGAGATTGTCAGAGAAGATCCTTTGGACCTTGCCAGAGAAATCTTCCTTCTGGAACAGACTGCTCTCTTTTCTAGAACAACTCTTGCTGCTTTGCGTGGCTTCGATTACATCGAAGAGCAGTTCATGCGTAGGAAGGAGCCTGCTCCGCACATGCCTCCGCAACAGGGCGGCTTCCCTGGAGGCAGCGACACCGACGGCAGTGGAGCCCCGAGCACCAATCCTGGATCCTCCGACAACCCTGGGACGAAGAAGGGCACGGATCCGGGCCGGGATTCGGAGCTGGAGAAAGGCGCGGGAGAGGGCCAGCAGAAGTGCCCCACCTGCACTGCGCCAATATGAGCTAGGCCGTAAATCGGTGCATCTTGACCCTGTACTAATAGGTATAGGAGATCAAGATGCACCGACTTTCAGGTCTGAAATTTTCCAACAGCCCCGCATCTTCCGTAGATATCTCCGCTCTCAGTTCCAAGCACTTTCTTGTTTCTGAATCGGCTGGCGAAGACAACGGACTTTTCGCCTACAAAGACGCCGACGGTAAGATCAACAAGGAACTGCTCGCTCAAGCGCTAGAGGCCCTGAATAGCGGAGAACGTCTTGAAGGCGTAGACCGCGAAGCTTTGTACGAGGCTTGGAATCAAGCCCTGAAGCTCGCGAAGCGTGCCGGGTTGACTGTTGCCGAGGATTCCCCCCAGAGAAACCCTTACGAGTTAACTCTTGGGTTGGATCCTGTTCCTGTAGGTGAATGCGTTGAAATGCGTATCACCGAAAATGTTGCTTTCCTTCCTGTAGACAACGACAGATTTGCTTCCCCAACAAGATCGTGACTGGGAAAC